CTATGATATAGCGTCTGCCAGGATTACAATGGCGTCGTTCTGCATTTTCTCCGTGTTAAACACATAGCGGTCCATGGTGGTCTTGATGTCCTTGTGGCCCAGACGTTCCATGACGGTCTTGGGCTGGGCGCCATTCTCCGCCAACAACGTGCCGTGAGTATGACGTAGGCAATGGCTGTGGAACAGAGGATTTCCCAATTCCTCATGGATAACCTTGGCGCAGTACTTGAATGAGTAAGGGGTAAGCAGCTCGCCGTTTTCTTTGGTGCTTATTGGCATTATTTCCTTACCGACAATTTTGACATTGGCAGGAGCCTGAAAGATTAAGCCATCGTCCATTTGATACGTCTTTGTAAAATACTGGCCGTACCGGAGCATGTTCTTTTTGCGGTTATGGATTTCTGCTTTCAGTATTTTCTCGTACTCTGGTAGGATTTTTATAGTCCGGACAGAATCATATTTTGGCGGCCGGTAATACCACTTTCCGCCCTCGTTGGCAAGCTGGTGCCGGACGGTTATGGTGTGGTGCTCGAAATCTACGTCATGTAGCAAGTCAATACCATAAGTTTCCCCCAGGCGGGTACCGCAATGGTATCCAGTCATGAGCGGCATGTAGAAATTGCTGTCCGGGCCAAAGCGCTCAATGATGGCTGCAAAGTCCTCTTTGACACAGATATATTCTGTGTGCGCCTTGGCACCCTCCGATGCGGCAATTTTTGGCACCCTTGCGTAGTCGCATGGATTGTACTTAATATATCTGCAAGGGTATACGGCATATCCCATGGCGCCGGACAGGCAGGATAATGTATTTTTAACCATGCTCCGTGAATAACCCTGTCGTTTCATTCCATCAATCCATTTTTGGATAACATCTGTCTCCAATGATGCCAGCCGGTATTTTCCGAATGCCGGCTTCAAATGAATGCGGATTTTCTTTTCATAATCCATCTGTGTATTGTAACTGAGGTTGGCCTTGACATAATTATTATACCAGTAATCCAGATAATCAGACACGCTGATGTCCGAAGGGGTAAACCTACGGCCGGCAGAGTCATATTCAGCCTTGGCCTGGGTGCCGGCAGTGATGGCCTCGGCCTTGGTGCGGTACCCTCCCTGGCTGATGGGGTTGCGCTTGCCATTGATTTTAGCCCCTTCAAAGGACCATTCCCAGGTGGAGCCGCGTTTCCTTGTTCTTAACTGTCCCATATATCATTCCTCCTTAAAATTGGGTAAAATTAATACGCCCCTTGCCAGGACGCTCCAGGAATGATATAATCCAATTGTCTATGTTTGGATTATCTTTCCGGGGTGGCCTGGTAAGAGAAATCTATGTGAAAAGCCGTTCCTGTTGGTAGCAGGGGCGGTTTTTTACATTCTACTTAGAGTTTTATTTCCTTAAACCCCTTATCATCTATAGAATATTGCACATCTGGAGAAAAAGATTTCCAAAGGTCAACTAATTTTTGAGCGGTACCCATGCTCTTCCCATCGTTATTAAAAATTAATAGCTTATCATCATCATAAGTTACAACAAGAAAATTATGAGTTATTTTCTTTTCAACAGTCTTTTTGCCCATTAATATAGCCCCAGCTGTTCCAAAAAGCGCCTGCCCTGTTAATAACCCAGCAACAGAAAGCTTGTCACGATATTCTTTGGATACATCGACCTGAATTTCAATATTGTTTACACGCTCTAATTCTAGTTCACATTTCATTTTTGGAAGAGCCATTAATATGGTTAGGTTTTCACTGTCCAGTTGGACGGACACTGGGTGGTCAACCATCTCATTTATGCCGGCAGCACATTTTGTTATTAAGATAACTTTGTCAACGTTTGTTCTTTTTTTTCCAAACATCTCTATACCTCCTGGTTTATAAAGTTTTTATTAAAAGCCTATGGCTATTTTACTCCTTAACCTTCCCCAATACCTTCCCCACGCAGATGATATGCTCAGACCCTGGAATCATACGGTATTTCTTATTATGGGAAATCAGACCATCGCTTCCCGCTTCTTTGATGAAGCATTCATTATTTACCATGAATATGCCAATCTCGCCAACTTCCACAACCTGGCGTTTCTCTACGTATACCTTATCGCCGTCATAGTAAGTGGGTTCCATGGAGTCACCGTTCACGCCGATGATGAAGTCAGCGTATTCCATATAAGGGGCTTCAATGGTGTCTGTAGGAACATCATCAAAGATGTATTCTCCGGTTCCAGCAGAGGCAAGACGCTGATAATAGGTATATGTGGAACGGCGTGTGTCACGGACGGGCTCAAATTCTATGATATTTGAGAGCATATCAGACTGTGGAATGTCAAGAGCTTGGTAATCAGGGATGAGCGATAATTCAGAAATACGTTTAAGGGCTTCGCTTTTCCCCAATGCGGATAATTTGCGATACTGCAAAATCAAATCTTGTTCATCATGCCCATAGAGAAGTACTGAATAGTTGGATTTGCTATGGTCACCGCCATCCGATGCTGGTTTGAAACTGCTTCTTTCCATTGGGACATCGTACCCCATAAGCCATGCCTCATCTACAGACAGTGCTTCAGCCATGAGATGAAGATTGTTCTGTTTTGGCTTATATCTTCCAGCAAGATAAGAACTCATTTGCCCCTTATCTATTCCGGTTTTTTCCACTAATTCGGCTTGTTTCATTTCTCTTATATCTAATGCTTCTCTTATTCTGTCTTTAGTTTCAGCCTTTTTCATTGAGATACCACCTTTTATTTAAAGAAATCTTTAAGTTAAGTATAAACTATAGTTTTGAAAAAATCAACTACTATTTATAAAAGTTGAGAAAAACTTAAAAATATTCTTGACAGCTGTGAAACGCAGTGATACAATATGCGTAGTTGAGAAAACTCAACAAAGAAAGGTGGTGAAAATGGTGAATAGAGGTCCGTTTGATTACAGGAAACTGCGGGGAAGAATAAGAGAAAAGTGTGGAACTCAATCTAAATTCGCAAATGCGATTGAATTATCAGAAGTCTCTGTCAGCAATAAGCTAAACAATAATGTAGAATGGGGGCAAGAAGAAATGGAAAGTGTTATAGAAGTGCTAGATATACCTTTCTCCGAAATACATTCATATTTTTTTACTCACAAAGTTGAGAAAACTCAACAAAGCGGAGGTGAGAGAGAATGACTAAAAGAAAAAATATCGCTCCCTGTAAGAAGGTAAACATCTTAGGAAGGAAGCGATATTCGGAAAAGTGTAGCGCAAAATATGTAATTGAACAGAGCTTTGATGACTGCTGGCGGGCAATCACGCGGCTCCATTTATTAATCATTATTGAATTTTTGCTATTGCATCAGTTAAAGCTTAGCGCAGATAAGAAGAAAGTGAATCCATAAGCTGTTTTAGCATAATTCCTAGACCAAGGTCATTAGCTTTTTTGGCTATATCCAAAAGCAATGATACCACTGAGAGAAAATCGGAAATGGTCTTCATACTTGATTTAGAAGCTTTTTTCTCATGGAGTTCTGGAATTTCAGTACATAGAGATAGTAACTGCTCTCTAATATCAGGTGGCAAAACAACAGAACCATTCTCAGCCTTGGCTAGAATTTCGTATTTATCCAATTCGATATCTTCCCATTTGAAATTGGACAAATCATTCCATGTGAAATTTTTTGCCTCATCCCATGTCATAGCATCCTCATCTCCTTTCTTTATTACTCGGCCCTGGCGGGAGCCTGTAAGTACAGTATAAAGCGAGGGGGATAAAAAGACAAGCAAGGAGGATACATAAAATGAACCATCTACAGATTTTTAACAACGCCGAGTTCGGGCAGATACGGACTGTAGAGATTGAAGGAAAAATTTATTTTGTAGGAAAAGATGTAGCCAACGCATTGGGCTACAGCAATCCCAGAGACGCAATTGCAAGACATTGCAAGGGTGTCGTGAAACACGACAGCTTTAAAGAGGGTGGTCAGGAAGTAGCATTAATCCCCGAAGGCGACATGTATCGTCTCATCACCCACAGCAAGCTGGAATCAGCAGAACGTTTTGAATCCTGGGTATTTGATGAAGTCTTGCCATCCCTCCGTAAGACTGGTTCTTATGAGATACCGAAGCAGGACAAGACCAAACGCCTGCCGCTTTCTTCCGTCAACATGATGGTGAAGAATGTCATGAGCACGTTGGAGAAGGCAAGGGTGGAACCGGTATATGTGGCGGCAGAGGTAAAACGGCTGTACACAGATTTAGGGTATGAAGTCAAAGCACCGCTCCTTACAGATAAAGAGGACATGCCAAAGCTCTATGACTGTACAGAGATAGCCAAGGAACTTGGTATCTACTCTGCCAGCGGGAAGCCTCACAATCAGGCCGTAAGTGCCATCATTAAAAAGCTGCATATTCCGAGCAGTGAGATTGTTACCACAGCGTTCAGCCGGAATGGGCATGAAGATGTGACAGTACAGTATAAGCCAACCGTATTGGAAGATGTGAGACTGTGGCTGATAGAAAATTTTTATCCCGCCAGAATCCCTTACGTGGATTCTAAGGGCAATCAGAAAACATGTACTGTAGTATATCGCGAGGCAGTGTAAACAATATGTCAACTGGGAAAGGAGGTGAGAGAGGATGGAAGAGAGGAAAGAAATGAAACGATTAGAAACCGCAATACTTAATTTCATTGAAAAGACAGTCAATGAGCCAGTATCTGAAAAAGATGTAGAGATTATACTAGCACTGGCTCATGAACTAATCGAATTATGGAAGATTTAAAGTGCCTTGTTGTTTAATTCAACGAGCTTGTCGTAAATCGCTTGCATAAACTCTGCTACTTTTTCGCCACCTTCTTTTGATGGAGGGGTATTAGTATTAGACATCTTTGCAACAGTGATTTCTTTTACCATATCGATTATATGTTTGTTACCTAAAATATCCATCATAATCTCCTTTCTTTCGTACTCGGCCCTGGCGGGGGCCTGTAAGTACAGTATACCAAGGAGGGGGAGAAAACGCAACGAGGGAGGCGGTACATATCAACATGACATGCAAGACCTGCCGGTATAGCCAGCGCCCGGAACGGACACGGTGGTATCCGTGCAGGGGCTATGAGAGGAAGGAGTATAGAAGCGATGGTGGAACCTTACAAGCCAATATACACAGTAAAGGAGGCGGCAGGCGTTCTCAGGGTTAATCCAACCAAGGTGTATGAGCTTATCAATACAAAGAAGCTTCCGTCTTTGCTCCTGGGCCAGCGGAAGATACGAGGGAGTGACCTGGAACGATTTATTATGACGTATCCGGTAGCCGAAATAGAGGAAGGAGGGACAAGCCAATGAGAGCTAAAACATTTGCGGAGCACCGTATCCATCAGTATCTGGAAACGGTTTATCCAGGCCTGGATGGCCACATGGAAACAGTTAACGCACATGAGGCCATAGTGACGGACATTAATGGTGACAAAATCCGTGTAGTGTACGACAGAGGGACGGTGTATGAAATTGAGATGTGATGACGAAAGGGACGAGCATCCCCTAATGACGGCAGCGAGATGGATTATCATAGCAACTTTTTGGATGTTCGGAATGGTGGTTGCAGCAACTGTGGTCATGGCGCTGGCCATGGGCGTGAGACTTTAATGGGAGGTGAAGCGAGATGACAAGAGAACGAAAGATCCGGATTATGATGGAGCTGTTGGACGAGCAGGCAGTGAGTATCCCTGCATACCTGGAAGAGGATTACCAGAGAGCGATTGACGCGGCGTTCCAAAAGATAGAGAAGCTGGAGATCGGAGAGGGCGTATGCCCGGAGCGGAGGTGGGGATAATACAGAGTCAAGTTATTAAAGCTATCATCATACAGGCCATGGTTCAGTCCGGTGTTGTTATGACCGGTAACGCAGATAGAATTGAGGCGGGGGCTGAGGTAGCGAGTAATGAGATATTGGAAGAAATGAAAAAGGACCCCCGACGGGTGGAGCCGTCCGAAGGTCCAATAGCAAGATAATCTAATCACCCTTAGTATAAGGGATTCAGGAGGAAAAATCAATGATAAAAGCTGAAAAGAATGTACCCATCGTAGGGATTGAAGCACACGGGGAGAAAGTTGAGACAACGATACGGGGCAATTATGTAGACGTCGTTGCTCTTACAGTTACCCTTCTTTCAAGTGTTTCAAAAGCGATATCCAGTGATGATATAGGAGACCAGGCATCGGCCCTTCAGACGTTATACCTTACTGCGTTGGATGAACTAAGAAAAAAGGCAAAATAGTGGGGGGGGGGGCACGATTAAACCATGGAACGTGTCATGCTCACCCCACTCACCCCCGAAGAGCAGCAGTTTGCGGCAGACAACCATGACTGCTTGCAATGGGCCATCCGGAACCGGCACCTGGACAGTGAGCTGACGGACATAGCGGCCCTTGGATATGTTCATGCGGTCAAGAAGTGGTTCGCGAGGCCTGACCTGCACCAATGGTCGTTCCGGACCATCGTGAACCAGACTATCCGCAGCCACATCTCCAGCGAACGCAGTAAGCAGACTACAATGATACAGACAATAAGTCTGGATGCGGAAATTCCTGGCACGGACGGTCTGACCTATGGGGACATGATTACCAGTGAGAATACCAGATACCTGAATGAAAAGGAGAAGTATGTTATGGAAATAAAGTTCGATGTCAAAGTCCCGGAAGCGGCAAAGATTAGGGCATCATCAAGCGTAGAAATAGAGGCCCTGCTGGAATTCCTGTCATCCACACACAGGACGATGTGCCTATCCTATCCGGATGTCAAAAAGGCGGCGTCAAAGGCTAGTATTATGCGGAGCTGGAAAAAGAGGAACGCAAGAACAGATTTTAACGTCTATCGATTGGGTGAAACCATTTACATAGAGAAGTTAGCTAAAAACCGTAAAAACAAGGAGGATTAAGACTATGACAATGACAGTAGTATTTGAAGATTATGAGGACATGATGAAATTTGCAAGGAGATTGATGGGGCAGGCTCCTTCCGGCGGTCATACATCCCATACGGCGGAGAGCATACCGGGGGTTACCCCGGAAACCTGTGCTTCGGCACCTGTGCAGCAGGACCCCGTCACCCCACCGGCACAACAGCCGGTCTACACAGCGCCCGCGCAGCCGGTCTACACAGCGCCCGTACAGCAGGCCCCTGTCACCCCACCCGCACAGCCGGTTCCAACAACGGCACCCAGTTACACGCTGGATGACCTGACAAGGGCAGCTATCCCGCTCATGGACTCAGGCAAGCAGCCGGAATTGCTCCAGCTTATCCGGAGCTTCGGGGTGGAGGCGCTGCCGTCCCTGCAGCCGGAACAGTATGGTGCGTTCGCAACCGCGCTCCGGGGAATGGGGGCGCAGATATGATGGGGGGACACGCAGAGAGGGCCCACGCACTCCTGAGTGCTTCCGGTGCCTATCAGTGGATGGCTTGCACCCCCAGTGCCAGGCTCCAAGAGCAATTCCCGGACAACCCCTCAGGGACGGCTGCGGCGGAAGGGACATTGGCCCACGAACTGGCGGAACTTAAAGTAAGGAATTACTTCTACACGGTTGATTTTGGAAAACGGAAGCTGACCAGCGCCATCAACAAGCTGAAGAAAGAAAAACTATGGGATGACGAGATGATGGGCTACACGGATGATTACCTGGACTATATCAAGTCTGTGGCCATGAAATACCCTTCCAGCCCTTACGTGGCGATTGAAAAACAGGTGGACCTCAGTACATACGTACCGGAGGGATTTGGGACGGCGGACTGCATTCTGATTGGCGCGGATATCCTGCACGTCATTGACTTCAAGTATGGGAAGAGCCCAGACGGCCGCGTGAAAGCGGAGTGGAATCCCCAAATGCTGTTGTACGCTTTAGGGGCTTACGAAGCATACCGTCTACTATACAAGGTCAGGACCGTGAGGCTGTCTATTGTACAGCCACGGCTTCCGGACGGCACATCCGAATGGGAGTGTACCTTGGATGAGATGCTGCAGTTCGGGGAATATGTCAGGGAGCGGGCAGCACTGGCCATCAGGGGGGAGGGAGAGTTCGCGCCGACACCAAAGACTTGTAAGTACTGCAGGGCCAGAGGAAGATGCAAGGCCCGTGCGGAAAAGAACGTGGAACTGGCCTTTCTGGTAGGGACAGACCCAAAACTCCTCACAAATGAAGAGCTGGGCCGGTACCTGCTTAAGGGCAGGGACGTGGCGAAGTGGCTCAGTGATGCCCAGGATGTTGCCCTGGCGGACTGCCTGGCCGGGAAAGAAGTGCCCGGTTGGAAGGCCGTGGAGGGACGCGGCTCCAGGGACTGGACCGACATGGATAAGGCGTTCAGTGCCCTTACATCAAACGGGATATCAGAAACCATCCTATGGGAGCGTAAACCGCTCTCGCTGGCCCAGGTGGAGAAGGTGGTAGGCAAGAAGGATTTTCAGGAGCTTGTAGGCGAATTGGTCATCAAGAAGCCAGGGAAGCCGGCATTAGTAGAAGAAACAGATAATCGACCAGCAATCACAAATAAAGTAAGTGCCGCGGAGGCGTTTGGGGAGGAAAGTTGATTATGGATGAGGCTAAGATAAGCCCGCCCAGCAGCCGTACACTGGGCGAGCTTAGGAGATTTGAATTAAAAACGGATGACCCTCAGGACATCGAAGAACTTGACCGGGTCATCGAAGAAAGGAAACTTTCCAGAAGGGATTTAGGGGTCATACTTTTATATCTTGGCGTTCGACCTGGATTTGGTCCGGAATGTTTTGGTATATGGAAGCATAATAGCCCAGGACATCCTTAAGGTGTTCGGTTGGGATATTCTTATATATCGCTACCACTTCTTTAGGCGAGACTGTCCATACATATAAAATACAGCGTTTGCGGTTTGTACCAGAAACCTCAAATTCGTAGTTGCCGAATGTCCTATGGACGCAGTCCTCACCATCAAACCCCTGGATATCATATGGTTCGCCAAGGGTTTGTAGAAGCTTATCAATTTGTCTCATAAAAACGCCTCCTTTTCCTTGATTATAAACCAAGGGGGGCGGAGCCCACAATATAAAGATGAAAGGACATTTTATTATGAATGAATTAACGAATGTAACAACCGGAGAAGTAAGGCTGTCCTATGTGCACCTGTTTAAACCCTACGCTTATCAGCCAGGGCAGGAGGAGAAGTACCAGGTGACTGTGCTGGTGCCGAAGACTGACACGGACACCATGGGAAGGATTAATGCGGCCATTGAGGCCGCGAAGCAGCGGGGCATCAGCGAGAAATGGAACGGGCAGTGCCCGCCAATTGTCCCAGTGCCGGTCTATGACGGGGATGGCATGAGGCCATCCGACGGCATGGCCTATGGACCTGAGTGCAAGGGCCATTGGGTGTTCACAGCTAGCGCTAAGGCAGATTACCCACCTGAGATAGTTGACAAGATGGGGAATCCCATCATCAACCAGTCCGAGGTGTACAGCGGCATGTATGGCCGCGTTAACGTATCCTTCTATCCCTACGCATTCGGCGGAAAGAAGGGAATCGGGTGCAGGCTGGGTCCTGTACAGAAGCTGAGAGACGGGGATTCCCTGGGGGGCAGCGCGCCAAGTGCAGCACAGGCTTTCGGGACACCAGTACCGCAGGCAGCCACGCCGTCAACCCCAGGAGCAGCAGGTTATGCTCCGCAGCCACAGTACGGGCAGCCAGCGGGATATGCCTCCCCGCAGCCGTCAGCCGTCAACCCAATCACGGGGATGCCATATTGATGACCACAAGAGGGGCCCTGCGGCCCCTCAACCTGACAGGAGGTAAGACGGATGGCGAAACATCATCTCAGCATAGACATAGAGACACGCAGCAGCGTGGATATCAGCAAGGCCGGGGCTTACAAATACGCTCAGTCACCGGATTTTGAAATTCTCCTGTTTGCGTACCAGTGGGATGACGGGCCGGTGGAAGTCATAGACCTTACGGCAGATGAATCATTTCCACCAGAGATATGGGAAGATGCCCTGAGGGACCCCAATGTAATTAAGCACGCTTATAACGCGGCTTTCGAGTGGTACTGTCTGAACCGCGCCGGTTATGAGACACCGATTCAGCAGTGGCGCTGTACCATGGCGCACGGCCTGTACTGCGGATACACCGCCGGCCTGGATGCCACGGGAAGGGCCATCGGGCTGCCGCAGGACAAGCAGAAGCTTGCGGTCGGCAAGGCGCTGATACGGTATTTCTGTGTTCCCTGCAAGCCAACCAGGACCAATGGGGGGCGGACGTGGAACCAGCCATGGCATGATGCAGACAAATGGGCCCTGTTCAAGGAATACTGCAAACAGGATGTGGTCACGGAGCATGAGATACTGAAGCGGCTGGACCTGTTCCCGATGCCGGAGAAAGAGGAGCGCCTGTGGCAGATGGATGTCCTTATGAATGCCTATGGTGTCCGGGTGGATACAGGGCTGATTGAGGGGGCGCTGTACATAGACGGCGTCAGCACCCAGAAGCTGACGGACGAGGCCATCGGCCTGACCGGACTGCAGAACCCGAACAGCCAGCAGCAGCTCCTCAAGTGGCTCAGGGATAACGGCACGGAAGCGGAAAACCTTAAAAAGGATACAGTGGCGGACCTACTTAAGGACCAGCCGACGGAGAAGATACAGCGCGTGCTGGAGATACGCCAGCAGCTAGGGAAGACGTCCGTCAAGAAGTATACGGCCATGGACATCCAGAAGGGCGAGGGGGACCGCATCCGAGGTCTTACACAGTATTACGGGGGTAACCGTACAGGGCGTTGGGCCGGGCGCCTGACACAGATGCAGAACCTGCCACGGAACTACCTCAGTACCCTGGAACATGCCCGGAAGCTGGTGAAGGCTAAGAACTATGAAAGCGTCCGTCTACTGTATGGAAACGTGCCTGACACGCTCTCACAGCTCATCCGGACGGCCTTCATACCCTCGGAGGGGCGGAAGTTCGTGGTGGCTGATTTCTCGGCCATAGAGGCCCGCGTGATTGCCTGGCTGGCCGGAGAGCAGTGGGTGAACGAGGTGTTCGCTTCCCACGGGAAGATTTATGAGGCAGCCGCCTCCCAGATGTTCGGGATACCGTTTGAGCGTATCGTGAAGGGAAATCCGGAGTATGAGTACCGGGCAAAGGGAAAGGTCGCCACACTGGCCCTGGGGTATCAGGGAGGAACGGCGGCACTGGTCCGGATGCATGCCCTGGAGAACGGCCTGACGGAGGAGGAACTACCTGAAATCGTACAGAGATGGAGGCAGGCAAATCCACGGATTAAGGACCTATGGTATAAAGTGGAGAATGCAGCGGTTGCTGCGATGCAGACAGCGCAGCCGCAGGGCATCAACGGGCTTGTATTCGCGTTGGAAGGGGATCTCATTTACGGCCAGTCTTTTCTTACAATCCGCCTACCCAGCGGGAGGAAGCTGTATTATGCCAGGCCATTTCTACGGGAGTGTGAGGACCCCTATGGCCGTGTGAAGCCGACGCTTCACTATTACGGAGTCAGCCAGGCGTCAAAAAAATGGACCGTTGACCATACATACGGAGGCAGGTTAGTTGAGAACATCGTACAGGCCATCGCCAGGGACTGCCTGGCTGTGACTCTGGAACGGATTGCGGCCAGAGGCCTGCAGGTGGTGTTCCACGTGCATGACGAGGTTATCATTGACGCGCCCATGGAAACGACAGTGGACGAAATATGCGGCCTGATGGCCGAACCGATACCCTGGGCGCCGGGGCTGGTGCTTAAAGGCGCGGGGTTTGAAAATGACTACTACATGAAGGACTAGGAGGGAACAGGGTGCAGAATAACAGGATGCTGCATATAAGCACAGCAGGAAGCCGTAAGGCAATACAGTGGCCGGGAAGCACCATCATGTGGTCCGAGTTTACAGAAAAGCTCAGCACTCCGGTAAGGGGCGACGAGACACTGGAGCAGTACCTTGCTTTTCCGAAAGTGCAGCAGGATGAACTTAAGGACATAGGCGGGTTCGTAGGCGGTACTCTTCGGGAAAACCGCAGGAAGCAGGACCATGTGGAGGGCAGAGACCTGCTCACACTGGACCTGGACAATATTCCCGCGGGGCAGACGGACGATATCCTGAGGCGCGTGGGAGGGCTGGGGTGTGCCGCGGCCGTGTACAGCACCCGGAAACACAGTGGGTATGCCCCGAGGCTGCGTGTCATCGTACCGGTGGACAGGACAGCAACGGCGGACGAGTATGAGCCGGCAGCAAGAAAACTGGCATCCCTTTTGGGAATTGAATTTTGCGACCCGACTACGTTTGAGCCTCACAGGCTCATGTACTGGCCAAGCTGTTGCAGCGACAGTCAATACATATATCAGGTATATGACAAGCCGTTCTGCAGCCTGGACGGGCTGCTGGGGATGTACGGGGACTGGAAGGACGTCACCCAGTGGCCTCAGGTGCCGGGAGCGGAGGCAATGGAGCGGCGCAGGCTGGCCAAGCAGGAGGACCCCACAACAAAACGGGGTATTATAGGCGCTTTTTGCCGTACGTACGGCATCGTGGAGGCAATGGAGCGATTCATCCCGGGGATGTATGAAGAGACGGCTACAACGGGACGCTACACCTACACCGGAGGCGAGACAACCGGCGGCGCCATCGTATATGATGGCGGCCTGTTCCTGTACTCCCATCACTCCCACGACCCCTGCTGCGGCCTGCTGGTCAACGCGTTCGACCTGGTCCGGCTGCACATGTACGGTGATAAGGATGCCGCAGCCAAAGACGGAACACCAGTCAACAAGCTGCCATCCTTCGTGGCCATGAGTAAGCTTGCACTAGCTGACAAGGCGGTGGCTGACCGGATAGCGCGGGAGAAACATGACGCGGCTGTGACGGCGTTCGCTTCCGCCGAAGGAACCACGGTGACGGATCCTGAAAACTTGGACTGGCTGGGACAACTGGCAGTGGACGGGAACGGGAATTACAAAAAGACCGTGAACAACATCATCCTGGTGCTGCAAAATGATCCGCTTCTGAAAGGCAGAATTGTCACAGATGAATTTGCGGGCAGGGGTCTGGTCTTGGGCGCGGTGCCATGGAACAAGGAGACTGAGAAACGGTTATGGACAGATACGGACATTTCGGGTTTCTACTGGTACATGGAAACGTACTATGGCATTACGGCCCGGAACAACATGACGGATGCCCTGGCGATTGTGGGAGAGCAGAACAAGATTAACGAGGTCAAGCAGTACCTTCAGAGTCTCACATGGGATGGGGTAAAACGGGTGGATACCCTGTTGCGCGTTTATCTGGGAGCCGACGACACGCCTTATACAAGGGCAGTCATGCGTAAGTCTCTGTGCGCGGCCGTGGCAAGGGCCGTGGTGGGCGGTGTGAAATATGATAACATGCCCATCATTACAGGACCGCAGGGAATTGGTAAGAGTACGTTTCTGGCCAATCTGGGAAAGGCGTGGTTTTCGGACAGCCTTACATCATTCGAGGGAAAGGATGCCGCGGAGCTGATACAGGGAACCTGGATTAATGAGGTGGGAGAACTTACGGCCTTTACGAAACAGGAGACATCCGCCATCAAACAGTTTTTAAGCAAGTGTTATGACATCTATAGGGCGGCCTACGGCAGGCAGACGGAGAAGCACCCGAGACGCTGTGTGTTCTTCGGGACCAGTAACGACAATGAGTTTCTGAAAGACGCAACGGGCAACCGCCGGTTCTGGCCGGTGGATGTAGGCCTGCATCCGGCACAGAAATCCATCTGGACCGATATGCCACAGGAGGTGGACCAGATATGGGCCGAGGCATATATGTACTGGGCCATGGGGGAACCGCTGTATCTGTCCAAAGAGATAGAGGCCATGGCCATGGAGCAGCAGGAGAGCCACAGGGAGCTGTCAGGGAAAGAGGGGGTTATTCAGGACTTCCTGGAGAGACCAATACCGTCAAATTGGGACCAGCTGACCATCGGTCAGCGGAGACAGTTTTTAAATGGATTCCTCCAGCATGATGAGAGCGTGGAGCTCGTTAAGAGAAATAAAGTGTGCGCAGTAGAGATTTGGGAGGAGTGTTATGGAGGTGAAAAGCGGTACATGAAGCGCAGTGATAGCGCTGAAATCAACAATATCCTGCTAAGTACCAAAGGATGGAAGAGGATAAAAACGCCCAGAAGATTTGGACCCTATGGAAACCAAAAAGGATTTGAGCGCGTGACTACTTAGCATGGTAGAACGAAAATAGTCAGATGGTAGTTGGTAGGCATGCAGTAAGTAGTCAGTAGTTAATATAGTAGCTAGATATCGTAGGCAAGAAAAGTATTGAAAATACAAGACTTTCTAGTATCTAACTACTATGACTACCAATTATCCATATAAGTATAAAAATAGATATATTAGGTATATATATATACCGCCTAATACGCCTATTTATAATAACACATCACGCGATAAGAGGGTTTTGTAGACAGGAGGCATATCGTGACGCTAGATGAAAATGAAGTATGCTGTGCGGAATTAGTTTTGGCTAGATATTTTACAGAAATCGGGAAAAGGCAGTGGTGCCCTGTGAAAGATGTCGTATGTTTTGTCAAGACATACAGTCCACAAACCCGCAAGGCCGAAATCAAAGAAGCGAGAAAACGGTTAGGTATTGAGTCCCAGTCTTTTGAGGGAAGCTATTGTTGGAAATGGGCGGATGAGAGAAGCCCAGAAATGGTATGGGCGGAGAAAAGCAAAAACATATTCAGAGGGATTCAGGATGCTTGAGAAGGATATAGAGAAAATCCTGGTGAGGGAGGTAAGGAAACTGGGGGGCCGGGCCTATAAGTGGGTAAGTCCTGGCAACGATGGGGTGCCAGACCGGATAGTGATACTGCCCGGTATGCGACCGGTGTTCGTGGAGCTTAAGGCCGAGAGCGGGAAACTGAGCGCTTTGCAGAAGGTACAGATAAAACGCCTCCTGGACATGGGACAGGACGTAAGGGTGTTGAGAGGAATCCGGGAAATGGAGCAGTTCCTGGAGGATTGCGGATGCGGACTGAAGTTACGGCAGTTCGAGAAAGAGGTCCAGTCCGATGGAAAATAAGCACAAAAGGAGCATAAAGGAGGTGATGCCCTGTGATATTTAAGCCACATGCCTATCAGCAGCACTGTATTAATCAAATCATTGAGATTAAAAAGTTAGGCCTGTTCTTAGATATGGGCCTTGGCAAGACGGTAACCACGTTGACGGCCATTAAGGAGCTTAAGTATAACCGATTCCAGGTACGCCGGGTGCTGGTGATAGCCCCCAAGAAGGTGGCGGAAGGAACCTGGACGAAGGAGGCTGCCAAGTGGGACCATACAAAAATGCTGCGGGTATCGCCGGTATTGGGGAGCCAGACAAAGCGGATAAAAGCACTGAACACGCCGGCTGACATCTACATCACCAACCGCGAGAACGTGGTGTGGCTGGTGGATTATTACCGGAACGCATGGCCCTTTGACATGGTGGTGGTGGATGAGAGCAGCAGTTTTAAGAGCCACAGCGCCAAACGTTTCAAGGCTTTGGCCAGCGTAGGAGAGCGCATCGAAAGGATGGTGGAGCTGACAGGCACCCCGTCCCCCAATGGTCTGGATGACCTGTGGGCCCAGGTATTCCTGCTGGACGGCGGTGAGCGTCTGGGAAAACGGTACACCCACTTCAGGGAACGGTATTTCCAACCGGACAAGCGCGGAGCAGACGGCATGGTGTACAGCTACGAGGCTAAGCCTGGGAGTGAGGAAGGTATCCTGGAGAAGATATCCGACATCTGCATCAGCATGAAGGCGGAGGATTACCTGCAGCTTCCGGACATCACGTACCATGAGATACCGGTGGAGCTGGACGCAAAGGCCCTTAAATCCTACTGTGAGCTGGAGCGTGAGATGGTTCTGCAGCTGCCGGAGGACGGGGAGGACATTAGCGTAACCAGTGCGGCGGCCCTGAGTAATAAGCTGCTGCAGCTGGCCAACGGGGCCATTTACGACGAGGACCGTCAAGTTCATGAGGTTCACGGCTGCAAATTGGAGGCGTTTACGGAGTTGATAGAATCCCTTCAGGGGAAGCCGGCACTGGTGTTCTACAACTACCAGCACGACAGGACAAGAATCCTTAAGGCCCTGGAGAAAACAGGATTGAGGGTGAGGGAGCTTAAGACACCACGGGATGAGGATGACTGGAACGCCAGGAGGATTGACATCTTGCTGACCCATCCGGCCAGCAGCGCCTACGGCCTGAACCTGCAGCAGGGCGGGAACCACGTCATCTGGTTCGGCCTTACATGGAACTATGAGTTATACACCCAGGCCAATAAGCGCCTGCACCGCCAGGGGCAGACAGAGAAAGTGATTATTCACCATCTGGTGTGCAGCGGAACGCGCGATGAGGATGTAATGCAGGCCCTGCAGCGCAAGGATGACGCGCAGAACTGGGTGATGGAGAGCCTTAAGGCGAGGATAAGGAGGATAAAGGATGGTAATTAGATTCTGCATTCCTAATGGGTGGATGGAGATAGACCTGGATACATTCCTCCCCGGTGCGGGAAAGAGCCAGATACGTAAAATGCTTAAGCAGCTTAGCCATTCCTGGCCGAATGAGGAGCAGGTGCGGGAAATACGTGAATGGCTTGAGGAACAGATCCGGAGGGAGAAAAACGAGGCGGCGAGAGGAAGTAAGGCATCTTGTAAGCTGGCGGAAAAATATGTATGTGTCTTAGGTTACGTGGATAGGATGACATCATAAATCGTTATTTAGCCGCCCACTGCTAAGTGTGGGAGAAAAGAGGAAGACATGATGAAATTAGCGGATACAGTAGAAGGAATGAATAGTGCAGATTACAAAAAGAGATTTATTGCAGAGTATCAGCAGTTAGTTATCAGATACAGAGGATTGGCTAATATGCTGAATAAATGGGACAGGGGAATAGAGCTTGGGTTTGTTCCAACCTGCCCACGAAGTACATATAACATGCAGATTTCTGCCATGACTGATTATATTGCAGTTCTTGAAGCCAGGGCAGTGATGGAGGGTATTGAGTTGGATGCAAGTGCAGCTTCTTACGATTAAATCGAAATTTTAGGATGGGGAGATATGGACAGATATTCATTTAAGGCAAAGAGATTGGACAATGGCGAGTGGGAGACAGGTTTTTATGTAAAATGTAGAGGACATCACTATATCTTGCCGGTATATGATGATGGCCATGGATATGACGAGCGTTATGCGGAATGGGTTGAAATAGTTCCAGAAACCGTCTGTCAGTATACCGGACTGCAAGATAAGAACGTCCAGAAGATTTGGGAGAATGATATTGTAAGAACGAGCAGATATGGAAAAGACGATGGGAAAGGACATAATTTCGCAGGATTTGATGCGTTTTCTGTCAGGTGGAATGATGGCGGTTTTGCTTTATTCAGCAAATGGAGACGGTTTAATTTAAGGAGCGATTTAAACGAATATGAGATTATCGGAAACATCTTTGATAATCCGGATTTGCTTACTCGTCAAAATTAGAATTTGATGGAGGTACAGGATGAAATATAAAGTGGGAGATTCCTTTCTCGCGAAGGCCACCATTGAGAGTGTGGATCCGAAAAGACGAGCACCGTATTTCCTTGATTCAAGTATCGGATGCGGATGGTGGAGCGAATCAGCACTGAATGATTACAGGATGATGAACTGCGACAAGTGCAAGTGGAAAGGAAAGCGACATCAGAAATGCACATGTTGTGTAAGGAACCAGAGCATCAAGGATAATTACGAAAATTAGAATTTTCTGATAGAACCGGAGAAAGGAAAAGAGGATGGATTATGGAGTGTATTTTTATCAGAGAATTAACGGCATGATTGCCTTAACAGATGGCTTATCAGAGGAGCAATGCAGAATTATTCAACCTCAGCTGAAGCGGCTAGCAAATTATGATGATGCAAAGGAACAGATTGAGGAAAGAATTGAAAAGCTAAAGGCATGTTCGGACTATCCCCATAATTTCAAAGGACAGATGGTAGAGGATTTTGAGTGGGTGTTAAGTTTGCTTAATCTACAAAACTGAGATTTGAGGGAGAAAAAATGAGCAATGATTTAATCAGCCGTGAGGCTCTGTACAATGAAATTGTAAGGCTAGAAGAATTAGCCAGAAACAGGGTTTGTGATACTCCATCATCAAGCCCTTGCTATATGCGATATGTGGCCCAGCTTAACGAAAGAACAGCTTTAAAACAATTAGTTATTGATGCGCCTGTGGCTTATCCACTTCCGAAATATTAAAATTTCCGGAGGAAATACAAAATGAAAAGCTTGAAACTATCAAAAAGAATGGAACAAGCCGTGGAACTTATGAAACAAGAAGAATTTTATTTATGTGAACTCCCTAATTGGTCGTTTTGGGGGGCCTATAATTTGCCGGGGCAAACCATTAGAACTGACACCATGAAGGCGTTGGAGCACCGTGGGTTGGTAAAGATTGAGCTTGCTATAGGTGAAAAGCGGAGTAGTTATGTTGCTACGTTGATTAAGCGGAAAAATTAATATTAGCAGCCGACTGCTGAGTGTCGGAGAAAGAGGAATACATGATGAAATTATTTAAAAATATTGATGACAAGTTAAAAGAAATTGGATTTACAAAGGTATCAGACGATGAATACGGAGCCTGTTACGAAAGATACAATAAAAAATATAAGTATACACAATGCGTTGATTTATTACATAAAAAATCAGGTAAACACATTATTCAGTCATATGATAAAGATTTGATGGACAATAAGAAGATTGGTAACACCTGTGCCGGACTTACATATTACGAAATGAAGTTATTTATGAAAAAAATGAGAAAAATTGGGTTGGTAAGTAAGTCATCATTGACACATTAAACTGAAATTTGTGTACGGAGGAGGTGCCTGATTGAGAAAGAAAGCAGACAGTAAGCAGGCCAAGGCCAACAAGGCCCTGCGGGCATCAGCTGTAGCGGCTTTG